AAAACAACGAAAAAAGATACCCACAAGTGAGTATCACAACTGTCACGTTGTTGTCCTCCTTATGGGTACCATTTTAATTTGTTTCCGAAATGTTAGATGAATTTGAAGTCTTATGGAATCATCCAAATACATATTCCTACAATGCATTCATTGGTGCTTATAGAGTACATTATGAAGAATACAAAAAAGTGAAACAAAAAGAAGAAATTAAATTACCTTCTAAACAACTGATCCCAAATTCTATGCAACAGGCTTTTATTTCAAGTCTTAGAAACATTCGCAATTCAAATGAATCAAAAGCACTTTTAATCTCAGCTACCGGAACCGGCAAAACCTATGCCTCTGCCTTTGCCTTACAAGACCAAAATCCCAAGAAAGCTCTATTATTAGTGCATAGAGAACAAATTGCCAAACAAGCTCTTCAAAGCTACAAAAATGTATTTGGAAAATCCAAAACATTTGGACTTTTATCTGGAAATAGTAAAGATACCAATGTAGACTACTTGTTCGCAACCATGCAAATGATGTCTAAAAAAGAAGTGTATTCTAGTTTTGCCCCTGATACATTTGATACCATCATCATTGATGAAGCACACCGCATTGGAGCTAAAAGCTATCAAGAAATCATGGAATACTTTAAGCCAAAATTCTGGTTAGGAATGAGCGCAAGCCCAGAAAGAACCGATGACTTTGATGTATATGCAGCCTTCGACCATAATATTGCCTATGAAATTCGTCTTCAACAAGCTCTAGAAGAAAACTTATTATGTCCATTCCACTATTTTGGCATTACCGACTTTTTAACAGACGGAAATGAAACGGATTTTACGGATTTTAACTATTTAACATCCAACCAAAGAGTTGACTACATTATCAAACAAACTAATTATTATGGCTATAGCGGAGAAAGAGTCAAAGGACTCATGTTTTGCAGTTCAAAAAAAGAAGCGGCTGCCCTTAGTGAAAGATTAAATTTGAGAGGCTATAGAACCCTAGCTCTAAGTGGAGAGGATTCTCAAGAAAAAAGAGAAGATGCGATTGATCGATTAGTATCCGATACAAGAAGTGACTATCTACAATACATATTAACTGTAGACATTTTTAATGAAGGTGTGGACATTCCTGAAATCAATCAAGTCGTCCTTTTAAGACCCACACAATCGCCTATCGTTTTTGTGCAACAATTAGGTCGAGGATTAAGAAAATCACAAGACAAAGAATATGTTGTCATTCTAGACTTCATCGGAAACTACAAAAACAACTTTATGATTCCAATCGCCCTATCTGGAGATCGTTCTTACAATAAAGACAATATAAGACGCTATGTATTAGAAGGTGAAAGAATTATTCCAGGATCGAGTACAATTCACTTTGATGAAATCAGTAAAAAACAAATCTTTGCGTCAATTGATACGGCCAACTTTGCGGATATCAAACTCATTAAGGACAGTTATAAGAATCTAAAGAACAAACTTGGAAGAATTCCTACTCTTATGGATTTTGAAGCTTATGGAGAAATTGACGTACAAAGAATTTTCGACAACAAATCTCTAGGATCTTACTATGCCTTTTTAAAGAAATACGAAAAGGATTATAAAGTACGATTGAATGGACTTGAAGAAAACTTTATTAAGTTTATTTGTACAAAACTTGCCAATGGAAAAAGAAAGATAGAGCTTGAAACGCTAAAAGATTTAATCAATGATCAAGAATATACTTTCTCAAATGACATATCTCAAACAAATGTATTCAATATCTTCACCAACGAATTTCCAACGGGATCTGGAAAGAATACTTTTAAAGATTGTATTTTTATTGAAGATACGAAAATTTCAAAACCATTTAAGACATGTCTAGAAAATGACGAATTCAAATCCATGGTAAAAGAAATCATTGAATATGCATTGGATCAATATAATAAACATTTTAAGAATACATACAAAGATACAAACTTTGTACTTTACCAAAAATATACATATGAAGATGCATGTCGCTTATTAAATTGGCAACACAACGAAGTTCCATTAAACATTGGCGGATACAAATATGATCAAACAACCAAAACATTCCCTGTCTTTATCAATTATGACAAGGCAAATGACATTCAAGATACAATCAAATATGAAGATCATTTTATCAATGAAAGCCAATTGATTGCGATATCCAAATCCGGAAGAACGACAAGTAGTGATGACGTACAAAACTTTTTATACGCCAAAGAAAGAGGGATTGAAGTTCATTTGTTTGTGCGAAAGAACAAAGATGATAAAACAAGTAAAGAATTCTATTATTTAGGTAACATGCAAGCAGAAATTGATAAGACAAAACAGTTTATGATGCCAAACACACAAAAAACAGCCGTCGAAATCTTATGGCAATTAGATACACCCGTAAGAGAAGACATTTATCGATATATTGTAGAGGAGTGATTTTTTGAAAACAATACACGTAGTAGCCGCCATTATTAAAGATGGTAATAAAATATTCGCCACCCAAAGAGGCTATGGCGAATTTAAAGACGGATGGGAATTTCCAGGAGGAAAAGTAGAACCGAATGAAACAAGTAGACAAGCGATTGTTCGTGAAATCAAAGAAGAACTAGACACAACCATTCAAGTTAAAGAATACTTTGATACCGTCGAATATGACTATCCAAACTTCCACCTATCTATGGAATGTTTCATTTGTACGATCCTTGAAGGAAATTTAACTCTATTAGAACACGAATCTGCCAAGTGGTTAACCAAAGAAACTCTTGATTCAGTAGATTGGCTACCCGCAGATTTAGGATTAATCAAGAAATTAAAAGACATATTATAATCCCATACAACATTTTAAAATACCTAAAAATGAGCATTTTATCTTTACATAAAGAATAAATGCTCATTTTTCTTTTATCCAGCTGTCAAATAATCAACAAATTTATGAGAATTAATAATGTTTTCACATTGAAGTTTTATAATTGAAATTGGCTACTGGATGTGGTTGGTGGTTACCTCTTGTTAAGGAGATTTGAAGCCTTGAATCTTGAGTTCCAGGTAAGTAGATCTTTCTATTTTTTTACAGGAGGAAAGCTTATGTATATATATCTACATATTGATGTTGCTTTTGTGTTATTTGCCATAGCAGAAATACTAAAAGTAACATTGATTATTATAGAAAAATGCAAAAAGCACTAATCACCAGTGACAATGGAAAAAGATTAGTGCTTCAGCATTAATTTTATTTCAGAGTAACCACTGCTTTTCCAGTAGTCGTTCTCTATAGGCATTATACAGATAAATCAAATGTATTTCCACATAAAAATCAAAATCCCATACAACATTTAATTAGTTTTAAAAACATCTATTTACACTTTATATAAAACATACATCAAGGCTTTCACTTAATTTAACTGTCAAAAAAAAGAATAATTCAAACGAACTATCCTTTCTTTGGTTGAATCCAATATACACTTTCTGCAACACGAACTTTCAAACCATCCATTATCATTTCTTTTTGTTGAAAGTTTGCCAAAACATTCAAGCGATTCCAGAAAGTTCTTTCGCAAGTGGATTTCCCATCAATAAAACATTCCATTTTGCGTCTCCCTCGACGTCTATCATAGAATATTCTGAATCCGCTTACAAGTCTTGACTTTTTTAATTTTTATGATTCTTTATTTCACAGAAATGACTGTATATCCTGCATTTGTCACGGCATCACTCAACATCTGATCTGTGACATTCTCTGTACAATTTAATGTAGCTGTTTTTTCATCTAAACTAACCACTACATCACTTACACCTTCCACTTTACTTAATGCATCCTTTACGTGTGCCACACAATGCATGCACATCATACCATCAACTGTTACTATTTTTTTCATTTTCTTTTCCTCCTTATATTCAACGGGAATATAACCCGCATCTTTAACTGCTTGTTTTAAAGCCACCATATTTACTTGTTGCACATAATCAATATCGGCCTTACCCAAATTATAATCCACACGAACTTCTTTTACATTGGGAACTTTCTTTAAAGCATCCTCAACCAACCATGCGCAATGCCCACAAGACATACCATCAATATGCATTGTGAATGTTTTGACTTCTTCCATTTCAATTCTAGGTTTAAAATAACGAAGTCGTAAAGCGTTTGTGACAACACAAACACTACTCAAAGACATACATGCCGAACCAATCATTGGTGATAATCGAAGTCCAAATGCTGGATACAATAAACCTGCCGCAACTGGAATTCCTAGAATATTGTAGAAGAAAGCCCAGAATAGATTCATCTTAATATTTTTAATAACATTACTTGATAAATCAATTGCCGTCACTACATCTAATAATGAACTCTTCATCAAAATCACATCCGCACTATCTAAGGCAATATCGGTTCCAGCACCAATCGCAACCCCAATATCAGCACGTATTAAAGCAGGTGCATCATTAATTCCATCACCAACCATCATAACCTTCTTACCTTGTTCTTGAAGCTTACGAATCACACTCTCTTTATCTTGTGGTAACACATCACTGATGACTTCATCCACACTTAAAGATTTACCTATTGCTTCAGCCGTCTTTTTGTTGTCGCCCGTCAACATAACCACATGCATATTTTTTTGTTTAAACTGCTCTAATGCAACCTGACTTGTGCTACGCACTGTATCCGCCACACTAATTAAGCCAATCACATTTTGATCTTCCACAAAAATCAATGGGGTTTGACCTAAACTTGCATAAGCATCTAAGTCTGCTACAACATTTTGATTTATTCGAATATTTTTCTCTTCTAATAACCTTTTATTTCCTGCCAAATACACATGTCCATTTAGCTTAGCCTGAATACCACGACCCGAAATATTTGTGAAGTTTTCAGGTTGTTCTAGATGCATATTTTTATCTTTCGCATATTCCACAATGGCCTGTCCTAAAGGATGTAAAGAACCACTCTCTAAGCTTGCCGCCACTGAAATAAAGTCATTCGCACTTATACTTGTATATAACTTTATATCCTGAACACTCGGCTTTCCTGAAGTAATCGTACCTGTCTTATCCAATACAATCGTATCAATCGAATGTAGCTGTTCTAATATGGCAGCCGACTTAATTAAGATACCATTCTCTGCAGCTTTACCTGTACCTACCATAATCGCAACTGGCGTAGCTAAGCCCAATGCACAAGGACAAGAAATAACCAATACACTAATCGCATTGGAAAGCGCAAATTGAATGGTTTGACCACAAGCTAACCAAGCAACAAATGTAATCAATGCGATCAAAATCACAACTGGAACAAATACACCACTGACTTTATCTGCCAAACGAGCAATAGGTGCCTTTGAATTTCCTGCATCATCAACTAGCTGAATGATCTGAGCTAACGTTGTATCTTGTCCTACCTTTTCAGCCTCAAGCTGAAAAGTGCCATTCTCATTCATGGTAGCTGAAATAACAGAATCCCCTACATTCTTTTCTACCGGAAGACTTTCACCTGTAATTGCTGACTGATCCACATAACCTGTACCAGAAACAACTTTACCATCCACAGGAATTCTTTGTCCTGGACGAATCACAACTATATCATGAATTCGAATACTCTCACTTGAAACAACGACTTCTTGACCATTTCTTAAAATTGTCGCATTTTTCGGTGCCAAATCCACCAATTTATCTAGCGCATCACTCGTTTTTGCCTTGGATCTAGACTCTAAATACTTTCCGACGCTGACCAAAGTCACAATTGTTGCAGCCGACTCAAAGTATAAAGAGTGCATAGCCATATGCGCCATTTCCATATTCTGTACACCAAAATAATAAGCCATTTGATAAATGCCGACTAAGCCATACACAAAGCTTGCACCTGAACCCATCGCAACCAAAGAATCCATATTGGCCGACTTTTTAATTAAAGCTTTAAATCCCGTAATAAAGAAATGTCTTTGAATAAATAATATAAATAGACATAGAATCAACTGTGTTAAAGCGGAAACCATCATCCATTCCATACCCTCTAGAATCGGAAGACCTACCATAGGTCCCATCGCAATCACAAGTAATGGAATCAATAAAACTAAACTTAAAATTAATCTTTGTTTAGCACTTCTTTGATCCGATTCAACACGGTTCTGACGATTCTGCCATTCCTTTTTAACTTCACCCTTTTCACCATGCACACTAGCTCCATAACCAATTTGTTTTACAGCTTCACAAATCACTTGTTCATTCACCTTATTTTGATCAAATTCAACCTTCATTGAATTCGATAATAAAGAAACATCACAATGACTCACCCCATCTAATTTACTCACAACACGAGTTACATTAGCCTGACAAGCTGCACAAGTCATGCCTGTCACATCAAATTTTTCTTCCATTAAAACCACCTACTTTAACTTCTTTACTAAATCCATAACCTCACTCATAATTTCTGTATTTCCATTTTGAACATCCTCAACGACACACGTATTCAAGTGTTCCTGCAAAACAATATATCCAAACGCCTGCAAAGCACTCTCTACTGCCGCTACCTGCACCAAGATATCGCCACAATAACGATTCTCCTTCAACATATTTTCAATCCCATTTAATTGTCCTACCATACGATGAAGACGATTCGTCAATTGTTTGATTTCTTTCTCATCTCTAGGCTGATGCTTTTTATGACAACAATCTCCCATATATTTCACCCCGATACAATGATATACCCCCTACAGGTATATTTCAAGTAATATGATTATGGCATAATAAAAGAAAGGAAAAAACAATATGAAATATAATTATTACGTGTATCTGCCAAGAATTGGAACCATTCTTGTCATGTTTTTAACGTGCAGTGCACTCTTCTTTAAAGAAATCTTTTTTAATCTCATATACCTCGTTTTTGTTGTGCTCTTTAGTCAAATTCTATTTATATATGAAAAAAGACTATTAAAAAACAATGAACCACAATACGAAAAAATTAGTTTTCGCGATTCATTGTTGATGTATCCCATTCTATTAAAAATTGAAATCTTCCTATTTACGATTGTCAGCCTATTTAGTATATTGATCCTTCTATGCATCAATAAAACCATTATGGCACTCATCACAATTGGAGTTATCACAATTATTATTTCACTCTATTTCAATATGCGAAGACACTAGTCTTCCTTTTTTTCTGTCTGATTCAACATACGATATCCAACACCTACATGCGTCTGAATATATTTTGGATTTGAAGTATCCGGCTCAATCTTTTTTCGCAAAGTAGCCATAAACACTCTTAGACTCGGCGTTTCTGTACCTTGAACACTTCCCCATACTTCTTGCATGATATAATTATGTGTTAAAACCTTATCGGTATTTTTAGCTAAAACACACAATAATTTATATTCAATCGGCGTTAAATGGATTTCATGCCCATTCTCATATACACAACCCTGCGCATAATTGATTGTCAAATCTCCATTTTCATATACACTCTCATTTACACTTATGGTCTGACTATTATTTAATCTTCGAATCGTTACACGCAGTCTAGCCAACAATTCATCCACTGAAAATGGTTTTGTCAAATAGTCATCGGCCCCTAAATCTAAAGCTTTTACCTTATCTTGATCTTCACTTCTTGCCGAAACCACAATAATTGGAATATTTGACCAAGAACGAACCTTCTTTATAACTTCCAAACCATCCATATCCGGTAAACCTAAGTCTAGAAGCATAATATCAGGATTATAAGAAAGAACATTCATAATACCTTGTTTCGCTGTTTTTGCCAGACGAAACTGATAGTTTTCCATCTCAAGTGTTGTCGTAATCAAATTTCCAACCGCAACATCATCTTCAATAACTAATATTTGTACTTTATTCATAAAGATTCACCTCCACTGCGTCCAATAAAAATTTAAAACAAGCACCATGAGGATTTACATTTTCTACCCAAATCTTACCACCATGCGCTAAAACAATCGACTTACACAAAGATAAACCTAAACCCATACCTCGTCTTGTATCTCCACTATGATTATTTTCCGTATAGAACATTTCAAACAATTGATCTGGATGTAAAACACCATTTCCATCATCTTGAACTTCAATTAATATCTTATTCTCAATTCGTTTTGCGCTCAAAACAATTTTAGAATTCTCTGGCGTATATTTAATCGCATTATTCATTAAATTCACTAATACTTGAATAATCAAACGCGCATCCATATTGGCCATCAACAAATCATCCTCTAAATGCATAGAAATATTATGATTACGCTTATTACGTCCTAAATGATGAATCGCCTCTCTAAAAATATCCTCAATCATTTCTGGTTGTTGATTCAACTGCATCGTACCATTTTCAATTCTCGTTATAAACAATAAGTTTTCCACCAAATCATAAAGCCACATCGCATCATTATAAATATCCTGATACAATTCCTTCTTCTTTTCTAAAGAAAACGCATTCTCGTTTTCCAACAATAAACCTGCATTACCAGATATAGATGTTAATGGTGTTCTTAAATCATGCGAAATCATACGCAATAAATCAGCTCGCAACGCTTCTTGTTTAGCTTGCTGCTCAATCTTTAGATTTTCTAGACGAATCCTTTCCTTTTCTAAAGCCATACCACACTCATCCAATATCGCAAGCCACAAATTCTTTTCAAAAGAATCCATCTTATCTTTTAAAACAATTCCAACCACACCTAATACTTCGTGCGTTCCATTTATAGGCAAATATAAACACATCGAATCCGAATGATAACTTGTTGTTTTACCAGCTTCATGTTTATTTTCATATACCCAAGCCACAATATTTGTCTCTATCGGACATTGTCCAAGTAAAATAGGCTCATCATTATGTGGATACAAAACTAAATCTGTATCCAACAATTTATGCAGCTGTTTTAACATGGACGCATAAATCGCATTCATATCATTCGCCTTTTGAAGCATCTGGCTCATCTCCAATAAGACTTGCGTACGATATACTTGTTTGGCATTCTCAAAAGACTGTTTCTTTAACCTTGTCATTAATGAACTTGAAGACATAGCCACCACAAACATCACAATATATGTCGTAATATAACTTGGATCACTCAACAAAGAAAAATAGGGGTATGTAAAGAAAAAGTTAAAACATAATACTGAAAATAAAGATGCCAATAAACTATAGATATATCCACTTGTCCAAATAGATACAAATACAATCCCCAAGATATAAATCATAATGGGTGTCGTAATCAAGAATTGAAAGTGCATAAATCCCTTGCCAATTAGCGTACAAAGAATAAGAATCAAAATCATCTTTAACAGATCTTTAAAGGAAAAACGAAAAGAACTAAAGTCAAAATAAAACAAATGCCGATAGTCATGAGGATAATTCACAGAATATACATCAATGTCACGCAATCTAAATAAAGCCTGTGAGGCAAGACTCTTTTCTATAACTACGCAATCCACTTGTGAAACATCCACATATTCAACAATCTGTCGAATCTTATTGTGCCCATAAAGAATTGTAACTTTAGCTCCCTTACTCTCCGCAAACTTAATATTTTCACGCAAACAACTCTTTGATGCCGCACTCATACTTTCATCTTTTGGGGTCTGCACATAAACAGCACTTAACGTCGCATGATTGTTCTTCGCAATTTGAGCCCCTTTTTCAATCACTCTTGAATTATATTTTGAAGTCGATAAACATAATAATACACTAGCCATACGACAAGTATAACACAAGCCCACAAAACAAGCCCACAAAGAACCAAGTATCTTAACATTGTCTTAATATAGTGTTAGAATATTTTTATAAAATCTTAATGCAGACTAGTGTAGAATGTGTTGAGATATTAGGATAGGTGGTTTTATGTTTAAAAAACGTATGAATCGCATTACCCCAGGACAAATGATCATCCTCAGTTTTGCGACTATGATATTTATTGGTGCCTGTTTGCTTATGCTTCCATTTTCCACAAACGATGGAAGGGGCGCTCCCTTTTTAGATGCATTATTCACTTCAACCAGTGCTTCATGTGTAACCGGACTGATTGTGCATGACACAGCTCAATATTGGTCCCCATTTGGACAACTTGTCATTTTAACACTTATTCAAACTGGAGGTATGGGCGTTATTACTATGGCAATAATCCTATCTGTTCTAGGTGGTAAAAAAATTGGTTTTAAACAAAGATACTTTATGCAACAATCTATTTCCGCACCAAAACTAGGCGGTATTATTCGAAACACAAAATGGATTCTTAAAGCTACCTTATGTGTAGAAGCATTAGGAGCCATTTTATTAGGCATTCGCTTTCTGCCTCGCTTTGGCCTAGTCAAAGGCATATGGTATTCCATATTCCATTCTATTTCCGCCTTCTGTAATGCTGGATTTGACTTAATGGGCACCCAACAAGCCTATTCATCCCTAACTAGCTATTATGGCGACATACTTATATCCAATGTTATTGCAGCATTAATCGTACTTGGTGGTTTAGGCTTCTTTGTCTGGAAAGATGTTATTCAATACAAACGTCATTTGCACAAATATTCCTTACAATCTAAAGTCGTGCTATTTACGACAGCCGCTTTATTGATTATTAGCACGCTCTACTTTTACATCAATGACTTTAGCCATTGGAATATGAGCTTAGCCGATCAAATCAATGTTTCAATCTTCCAAGCCGTATCCCCAAGAACAGCCGGCTTTAATACGATTGATTTAAACAAAATGAATCAAAGCAGCATCCTCTTTATGACACTACTTATGTTGATAGGAGGAAGTCCACAAGGTACGGCCGGAGGTTTTAAAACTACAACACTTGCCGTATTGATACTAAGTATTCGTGCTGTATTCAATCATAAACAAAACCCACAATGTTTTGGAAGACGCATCTCCATAGACTCATTAAACAATGCCACAGCCTTATTTATGTTATTTATGGTATTATTCTTTACAGGCGCACTCCTTATTTCAGCCTTCGATCAACTACCCATTCTAGACGCCCTATTTGAAGCGGCCTCTGCCATTGGAACCGTTGGACTTACATTAGGAATCACACCCACACTATCAAGTGCATCCCACTGCATTTTAATTTTCTTGATGTTCTTTGGAAGAGTTGGAGGATTAACTTTACTGTTAGCTATTTCTAAACATCAAGTTGTCGCAAACGCAAATTTACCACAAGAAAATATCACAATTGGATAAAGGAGAAAATATGAAATCAGTATTAATTATTGGAATGGGACGTTTTGGACGTCACATGGCACAAAAACTATATGATTTAGGACATGACGTTTTAGCTATTGATAAAAGTGAAGCTAAAATCAACAAAGTCCTTTCTTATGTCACAAATGCACAAATTGGAGATTCCACCGACGAAAGTTTTGTTGACTCACTAGGCGTATCCAATTTTGACCTTTGCGTTGTAGCCATTGGAGATGACTTTCAAAGCTCACTAGAAACAACCGCCTTATTAAAAGATTATGGTGCTAAACTTGTTGTCGCAAGAGCCGTACGTGATGTGCACGCTAAATTCTTATTGCGTAATGGAGCCGATGAAGTCGTATATCCTGAAAAACAAATTGGTAATTGGGCAGCCGTACGTTTCTCAAGTGAAAATATCTTTGACTATGTACAACTTACTCCAGACTACTCAATTTATGAAATTTCTGTGCCAAATTCATGGATAGGAAAAAGTATGTTAGAACTTGATATTCGAAGAAAGTACCACATCAATATTTTAGCCACTAAAATCAATGGAATTCTCGACCCACTACCTAGTGCGGAACACACTTTTGAAGAATCGGAAAACATTCTGATTCTTGCACAAAATTCAGACCTACAAAAATTCCTTCGCTTTTAATGAAATCTTAATATGTCGCCTCATTCTTTAACACCATTTAAACATTGAAAATTCTACAATAAAGGTGTAAGAAAGAGGCGATTATTTATGTTAGGTATTTTATCAATAGGATCCGTAATCTACATTTCTTTCTTAGTCCCACGACTTTTAAATCACATCTTAAATATCACGCACCATTAATGTATGCCACAAGCATACCAATTATCCCCATTTCTTAGTTTAAAATATACTTAAGAAAGGGGATTTTATCATTATGAAAACATGGAAACTAGTCAGTGGAATCATTTCCATTGTATTAAGTGTATTTGTCGTATTCCAAAGTATGATGGCAGGCCTTGCCAACGCACTAGAAGAAAGTGGACAATCCAGTGGCAGTGCAGGACTTGTTGTTAGTATATGCATGCTTTGTGGAGGAATTGTATCGATTGTATCTAGAAAGAACAACTCTAAAGGCACAAACATTGCACTTATTATTCTGTTTGGTTTAGCTACATTAACAGGCTTTGTACTTGCAGGTAACTATTCAGACCTATATATATGGTCTTTTTGGTGCTTGATCAATACAGTACTCGCAATCATTTCATTAAGAAAAGGTATCAGAAATTAAAACTGATACCTTTTAAGTTATAATAGATCCTTTGTTTTTCGAACCAAGTATAACGGAAGATTTGTAAAGTCACCATCCTTACGATACCCACGTTTAGAAAAACGATATGCATGTTGAGGTGCATTATTTGCGACATATGTCTTAAAAGAATTGGCAGATCTATCCTCACCACCCTTTACTTCAATCGGAATAATTTCCATTTTATTTTGAATCACAAAATCAATCTCACCATTTTTATCCGAATAATATCGGGGTTCAACTTCAAATTGTCCTTGAAGTTGTTGTAAAACATAGTTTTCTGTCAATGGTCCTTTAAATTGATAATCTGTTCTCAATAATATCGCGCTATTATCCACGCCCGCCATTTGTTTGAGAAGTCCTGTATCAAACACAAACAGTTTAAACTGATCCAATTTATCAAAAGCAGATAATGGATGTTCCATCTTAGACACATTATATACACGATTCAACATACCAGTTGACACAAGCCATTCGATTGCTTCTTCAAAATCTCTAGCTCTAGCCCCTTCACGAACAGCACCATACATAAACTTCTCGTTGGGTTTCGCAAGTTGAGAAACAATACTTCTGAATACCATTAAAATACGTCCACTATTCACTTTTCCATTATGCTTAGAAAAGTCATTTTCATAAACCTCAATCAATTCTCTTTGTATCTTAGATATCATGGCAGGATCTTTATACTTGATCCATGAAGATACACATTCAGGCATACCACCAATAATAAGATAATAATTATAAGCATCTAATAAACGTTGATGGAAAATTTGTTCAATAACTTGTTCTTTTTGAATACTTTCATAATATGCATATAACCCAGAATCTATCGCATTTAAAAACTCATCAAACGTCAATGGATAAATATCTAAAAGATTAACCATACCTACAGGATATGATTTTGGCTTAGCCAATAATGTGCCTAAAAGACTACCTGCCGTTATCACATGATATTCATTCGCTTTTTCTTTAAAATATTTAAGCGTATTTAATGCTTCAGGACACTCCTGAATTTCATCAAATATAATCAAAGTTTTTTCAGGTTCAATTTTTTCATCACTGATCATAGAAAGAAGTTCGATAATACGATTTGGATTTTTATTAGTTTCAAAAATAGATTTTAGTTCATCCTCCTCATCAAAGTTAAAATAAACATAATTATCATAATAATTCTGACCAAATTCTTTCATCAACCAAGTCTTACCAACCTGTCTTGCACCTCTTAATACCATAGGTTTTCTCTCAGGACTATTTTTCCATTGAACTAGCTTTAAAATCGCATTTCGCTTCATGAAACCACCTCTTGAATTTAAGTTAACACATTTTTCCATGATTTTCTATACCTATTTAACACATTTTTCCAGGCTTTTTATAATTGATTTAACACATTTTTCTGTAATTTTAGATACCTTTTTTACACATTTTTCTGAAGTATCAAAAAAAGGCAGCATTTAAGCTGCCTATCTTACCATATCACGAGTAATGTCTTTTAAGCTTTTAGCCCCACACATCTCCATTGTATCTACTAGTTCACTACCAAGTTTATCTACCAATACTTGAATACCTTCTTCTTTTGCTCCATAGATCGCATTCACGAATGGACGAGCTACAATGACGGCATCTGCACCTAATGCCAAAGCCTTAAAGATATCGACGCCATTACGAAGTCCACCATCCACAAAGATTTTCATTCTTCCATCGACCGCCTTAACAATTTCTTCTAAAACTTCAGCTGTTGCAGGCGTCTGATCTTGAACACGACCACCATGATTCGAAACCACAATTGCACTAGCTCCTGCTTCTTTTGCCTTTAAAGCACCCTTCACACTCATTACACCCTTCACAATAAATGATACAGGTGTATTCGAAATAATAGCCTTTAATTGCTCTGTATTCATTCTCCCTGCAGGAGGCTGACACCCCTTTAAGAAAGGAAGTCCAGCTGCATCTACATCCATAGCTACCGCAAAGGCATTACTATCTAAGGCTAGATTTAATTTCTCTAAATACGTTTCTAAACTCCAAGGTTTAACGGTTGGAATACCATACCCATTATTTTCTTTAATAATACGCGTCGCATTGATCATAATATTTGGATCTTTTCCATCTCCTGTAAATGCACAAATACCCGCATTCATACAACCTCGAACTAAAATATCATTATATCCATTATCATCGTATGCATCTGAATAGTGCATTCCTACAGCTCCTACAGGCCCTGCAAAAATCGGATATTTAAATGTATGACCAAATAGTTCTAATTCTGTACTTACTGGTTCATTATCTGTAATTGTATCCATATTTACACGAATGTTTTTCCAAGCATCATAGTTACGCATCGCAACATCCCCAATACCTTTAGCACCAGGACCTGGAATCGTATTTCGACATGCCTTTCCATCACATACAGGACAAGACTTACATAACTTTGTCCCCATCACTTCACGACTTTTTTCCATCAATTCCATATAATTCATAATCATTCCTCCATTACATTCGCTATAACCAAGCCTAATATTCCAGCTAAAAGCTTTACAACCACAAACCAAGTCACACTATTTGGATTTACTCCGGCAATAAAACCAAGTTGCCCACCAAACACAAATGCTCCACTCAAAGAAAAGGCGGCGTTTAAAATCTTACCTTTTTTATTCATTTTCGAAAAAAGCGGTAACATCGCAATACTTGTTCCAAAAGATAAGATAATTCCCATTACTGAATATTTGTCAATATTTAGTATTTGACCTACTTTTTCAATCTGATTCGAAAACTTCCTTAATATAATTTCACAAAACACCAAAGATCCACAGACAATAATACTCATTTGAAATACAATGTGCAAAGCTTCATTGATCAATGTTGCGTTTGTGAAGTTCATATTGAAAAAGAATGTCAAACAAACCAGGAAAAAGAAGATATATCCTACGAATTGTACAAGCTTAGAAAATAATGTCAATACGACAATCAACATTTGAAAAGAAATAAAGAATAATCCTATCAAAATTGCACAAATAAGAATGACGGGTAAAAACACAATCAAAAAATGATCAATATGCAATAAAAAGCCACAACCAATAAGAATGGGTAATAATCCTAAAATACCATACACAACGCCTTTTAAATAGTGACTCAAATCATCTGTATCCAGCTCATTTAAAAAGAGTGGCAATTGAAAACTAATTAAGCATCCTAAAGTGGACGTTAATAATACACCACAAAAGATAAGCACACTTTCAGAATGTGTCATCGACTCTATAATGGAATATCCACCAAGATCTGGCGCCAACAAACTTGAAATAATCATTTCTTTATTTTTGAAAAGCGTCGCATGACCATTTAAAAACGCAATCGCAATACAATAAAAGCCTCCTACGCTCATCATAAAATCGCCCATTGTGATAATGCCTCGATCAAAAGAAGTGGCTAATCCAAGTCGATTCTTAAACATCTTGTCAAATAAGCCTAAAGCAGCAAAGCATAATAAAATAACAATAATCGGATTCATGCATTCATTCTATTATAAGAATAAAAAAAAGTCGAAGAAATTTTCTTCGACTAATGTGCATTACTTGCTGCAACCTTAACTCTAGACCACAAATCCGCAATGATCTTACGTGTGGCTTCATCATATTGGAACACTTCATCCTTGTCATAACCTGAACGAGGTGTATATGCGTTAATACCATCATAATCTCCACCTTCGCCACCAAGTTCTTCCGTAACTTCTTTATTTGGTGAAGTATATCCAACATAACTTGAATTATCCATGGCTGCATCATAACTTGTAATATAACGAATAAACTCATTCGCAAGCTTAGGATTCTTCGCATTTTTAGGAATAACCATCGCATCTGACCAAAGGTTTGTTCCACTTGTTGGCATATAGAATCCCATATTTTCATTTTCTGACATGACATAAGCCGCATCACCAGAATAAATAAGTCCAAGAGCCTTTCTTGCCTGTGCCATATTATCAATAATTTCATCCGTAACAATTTCTGGATCCATTGTCTGAACGCATTGTACTAACCAGTTAAACGCAGCATTCAATTCATCCGCACTTGTCGTATTCATTGAATATCCAAGTGCTTTTAATGCCATCATAAATGAATCTCTTTCAGAATCATATAGATAGATATCCCCTTTATATTTCTGATCTAAGAAAATATTCCAACCTTCATTTTCCAAGTCCTCTTCCGATACTTTTGTCTTATCATACACAATACCAACAGTACCCCAGAAATAAGGAATTGAATATTCATTCTTTGGATCATAAGGAAGTCCCTTGATTGCTTCCATCAATTCACTTAAGCACTCTTTACGTGTTTCTGGTTCTAATTTTTGAAGCATATCTTCCTGCATCATTCTTTGAATCATATAATCACTAGGAACCAATACATCATATGCATCCCCATTGGCAACCTTGATATACATTTGTTCGTTTGAATCAAAGTTATCCATAATAACTTTGGCACCTGTTAATTCTTCAAAACCAGAAATAATATTTTCTCCAGTATATTCACCCCAGTTATATAAATGTAAAGTCTGTCCTGCATAAGGTAAAGTACTTGCTGATTTATTTAAACCAAATAAAGAAGCTACTAAGCCAACGACTACAACACCTGCAACTGCCCATTTCCAAGGTTTATTTTGTTTTGAAGGACTCGCCTTTTTTCGAATCATTGGCAAAACATTCACAATTGTTAATGTGATTGTGATCAACAATACGACTAATGTACTAATCGCATTTACACTTGGATTAATACGCTTAGACATTGTATACACCATAATACTCAAGTTCTTTACACCTTGACCTGTTACAAAATATGAAATAACGAAATCATCAAAAGACATTGTAAACGCAATTAAAGCACCTGAAACAATACCCGGCATAATTTGTGGCACAATGACTTTTACTAAAGCCTGCCAAGGTGTAGCTCCAAGATCCATTGCGGCATCTGCCAAGTTTGGATCTAAAGATTTGATTTTTGGCATAATACTCAAAATCACATATGGAATACAGAAAGCGATGTGTGCAAGTAATAATGTCACAAATCCCTTTTCAATTTGGAAAGTGATAAATAAAAGCATCAATCCAATGGCTGTAACAATTTCAGGGTTCATGATTGGAAAATCATTGACCTGACTTATAAAAGCACGCAATACTTTCTTTGATTTTGATAAACCAATCGCTGTAATCGTACCAATGATTGTAGAAATAATCGTTGCCAATATGGCAATCACAATAGTGACATACAAAGATTCCATCATGCCATGGTTTTTAAGCATAGCCTCATACCAACGCAATGAGAATCCTGTAAAATGTGTTAATGATTTTGAACTATTGAAGGAAAAAATAATCATGAATAATATTGGTGCATAAAAGAACACCAATAATAAAGCCATGCCTACTTTACCTAATACTCTTTTATCTTTCGACATGTCTATTTTTCCTCCTTATTACGCTCTTCCAATTTTCTTACAAGCATCATTAGAAGCATCATGATCATAGCCATGATCATTGAGATTGCGGAACCAAAGTTCCATTCTCCAACGGTAATGAATTGATTTTCAATCACGTTACCAATCAAGAAGAATTGTCCTCCACCCAATAATTTAGGAATGAAGAATGAGCTTACGGCAGGTAAGAATACAAGTGTAATACCTGAAACTACACCAGGTAAAGAAAGTGGGAAAATAACTTTCCAGAAAGTTTGAAATTTATTGGCCCCCAAATCCTGTGCAGCATCTAATAAAGATTTATCCATCTTCGTCAAAGCTGTATTGATCTGTAGAATCATAAATGGCAAGAAGTTATATACCATACCAATCAACACGGCAGCTTCTGTATATAAAAGTTCAGTGTGAATTCCAAACAAACCTAAAAAGCTACTGATAATTCCATCGCTTGATAAAATTCCAATCCATGCGTATGTTCTTACAAGCATATTGATCCAAGTAGGAAGTGTAATCGCAAGAACTAAGATTTGTTGAATCTTAGGACTATTTTTTGAAATAAAATATGCGATAGGATAACCAATCAACAAACAAATAATGGTTGTCTTAATGGCAATCCATAAAGAGCGCCATAAAATCAACAAAAAATCTTTGTCTGTAAAGAAACGAACATAGTTATCCAATGTTAGCTTAAAGTGCACAATACTGTTGCCTTGCTGAATGACTGAATAAAACGCAATCAGCAACATCGGAAGCAACAACATAATGCAAGCCCACACAATATAAGGGATTGCTAATTGTTGAAATTTTTTCATTTTCTAGAATCCCATTTTCTCCATAACATGAATATCTTCTGCAAAGAAAGTAAGTCCGACTTCTTTTCCTTCCTCTACATAATCTGTTGTATGAATCTTAAATTCACGTCCTGTTGTCCAGAAAGTAACCTTATAAATTCCTTCCGTAATTGTTTCAGGATCAAAATCATAATCTACATCTAGATCTACCGTCTCGTTTTCATCATCCAACTTCCAACCTTGTGCATTCGCCCAAGTCTTCAAATCTGTATCAATAGCCATAGATTCCTTGATTTCATCGACTGTTTTAAAGAAGTTAAATGCAGATACGGCTTCATTTGCCTTCTTGTTTTCAACAACTCTTTGATCTACAACCCAAATCTTACGAGTGATCGAAGTCTTGTTATTTGTTGAGAAAGTAACAGTATATTCTCCTACTTCTTGTTTTAAATCTGTATCAATATCATGAATAGAAATGAATTCATCCGTTTCTGGATTCCAGGCTTGTGCATCGGCACGCGCAATGATTTCCTTATCATCAATATCTTTCATATCTTCTAAATCTAGATAGAAGTCATTGGCAGAAATTTTTTCTTTTCCATCCTCACTTGTGATCGCATAGTTCTTATTTACGTGCATATTTACCGTAACATGCGTACCAGGAACTGTTTCCACCATAATTTCATAGTGAACACCCTTAAATAATACACTTTCAACTTCTCCAGTCATCTTGCCATCTTTTACATCCACAATATCAATATCTTCTGGACGAATCACAACATCCACTGGTTCATTTTCTTTATATCCAACATCCACACAATCAAATGTAATGTCATCAAAACGTACTTTTTTATCGCAAATCATACGAGCCGGAATAATATTACTTTCCCCAATGAACTTGGCAACATATTGATTGACTGGCTCATTATAAATATCTTCAGGACTTCCAACCTGTTGAATCTCGCCATCTTTCATAATAACAATCTTATCTGACATAGTTAGTGCTTCTTCTTGATCATGTGTAACAAAAATAAATGTGATTCCTACTTCTTGTTGAATCTTTTTCAATTCATACTGCATCTCTTTACGAAGTTTCAAATCTAGTGCACTAAGTGGCTCATCTAACAATAATACGCTTGGCTCATTAACTAAGGCACGCGCAATCGCAACACGTTGCTGCTGACCACCAGATAGTAAAGTAACATCTTTATTTTCAAAACCTTCAAGACCAATCAGCTTCAACATTTTCATAACCTTTTGATCAATGACATCCTTACTCATCTTCTTGATTTTTAAACCAAACGCAATATTGTCATATACATTCATATGAGGAAATAATGCATATTTTTGGAAAACTGTATTCAACTCACGCTTATAAGCCGGAACCTCACAGATATCTTCTCCATTTAAGATGACTTGTCCTTCACTTGGTTCTAAAAAGCCACCTAAAATACGTAACAACGTTGTTTTTCCACATCCACTAGGCCCTAACAGAGTGACAAACTCATTCTCATATATATCTAAATCAATACCCTTTAATACAACTTGTCCATCAAATTCTTTCACAATGTGACGAAATTGAATTAATTTATTCTTTTCCTGTTCCATCTATACTCTCTCCTTGTCCATTAAAATACAGGTGGTGTAGATAGCCACAATACTTTGGCATCCGCACTCGATACGTTTTCTAAATAATGCCCTTCCTTACCTGTAATATAGAAGGTTTCTTTTGATTTAACTTTTAACCTTTTATTACCAACAACTAAAACAATACTCCCCTTTAAAACATAGCCAAATTCTTCACCTTCATGCGCCTTGACTTCTTGTGATTTTGCCCCTGGCTTCAAAGTCAATAGAATTGGTTCCATTTGATTCTTTTGTGCATTTGGAACAATATATTCTGTAACAAAATCTTCTTGTTCATTCACAAAAAAATCCTGAGTATGAAAAACAATTTGTTCTTCTTTACTCGACTGAAAGAAATCCGCTAAATTCGTTCCTAGAGCTTCCAAAATATTTTCTAATGCAGAAATATTTGGACTTGTTAAATCGCGCTCTAATTGGGATAAAAAGCCTTTTGTTAATTCACTACGATTCGCAAGTTCTTCCAAAGTCAACCCATTCTGGGTTCGAAGCTCTTTTAGTTTTTTGCCTATTTTCATTCAATCACCCCTGTTTTGTTTTTTATACTAAACTTTTTGTTTCATTAAAAGAACAAATCTATTATATAGGAAACCTTCAATTATGCAAGAAAAAAAAGAGCAATTTTTCTTGCTCCTAAGTTAAAACTATTTAACACTTCCTGCATTGCGCAAACGATACAACACACAACTCGTCATAACAGCTAAATAAAGTGCTTCACTCATACCTTGCGTCTGCAATGTCAAGGGATAATGATTGCGTATGATAAAGTCCATACTAATATTTGTACTTTGCGATATTTTAAATATCTTATCCACATTGATTTGTCCTTCATCCCAATACTTTGATGTATTCCTTGACACTTCCATATACTTGCCGAATTCAGTTTGTGAAAGAGAAAACACAACTTCACGTATAAAGCGCATGCGATCACCCATATCGGGTTCTAAATTATAATTATAATCTTTAGTTTTTTTACTTCGTGTAACACCCATAAATAGTTCGGGATGTACTAATTTTATAATATCTTGAATCTGATTTATCGTTAATCCTTCTAAACTAATTGGCTGATTATTCATTTCATCAAAGAAAATGGAATCAATCGACTGGTTTTGTTTATCTGCAAGAAGCAAGACAATCCTTACTTGTGTACGATTTTTTGAGTGAATCTGCCTTCTTAAATTACGCAAAGACATATGGGCTGCTTGAGCAACTTCTTCTTCAGATATATTATGATCTTCAATATATTGAATAATTTGTTTCATAAAAAAAACACCCCCATGTTTAACCTTTAATGCCTATGCTTCCTTATGTCTCATTTTGCTTTATCTATATTCATTTTGACTGCCTTTGTTGCTTACTGTTCTTTTTTGATTCTAGAACTTTTAACATCTATACATCAAAATTACATCACAAAAAAGGGGCCTACTCGGCCTCTTTCTTTTGTCGTTCTATATCTTCTCTAATCAGATCTTTCAGGTATCTGTTGACGCTCTCTTTTGTGTCTAGGTATTCCAGAATGTCTGTGTCCTCCTTAGTCCTCTATTATTTCCATTAATACGTCCTTAGCGTCTTCGTCGCAATTGTGCTTGTATAGCCAGTTTGCTACTTCCTTTACTGTCATCATGTGTTCATTGTAATACAATTGGTCCATTAGGTCTTCTCTTAGTCTCATTACTGCTTCTTCTCTAGTCATGTTATGCTTCCTCCTCTAACGCTTGAATCTGGCGTTGTGATTCTTGGATCAATGTCTCGTAGACGTCTGCCTCGTAAGCTAATTTTCTGATTTTTCCGAAGTCGATATCCTTTTCTCTTTCGATTGCGTTTAGTCCGTATTGAATTTCCTTTGCGATTCTGTTTTGTTTTTCAATCCAGTTTTGAATTTGTGCTTCTAGTGCTTCAAGGTTTTCTGTGTTTGTCATTGTGTTCTATCTCTCTTTCTTTTTACGCTCACATTGTGATGTATTACATCACATAAAGCAAGCGAAAAAAGCGAAAAATAAAGCAGAAAATAAAAAAGAAGGGAACGCTATTTTTCAAGCGCTCCCTTGATCCGTTCCGATAGATCTTTAACCTGTTCTTTTAGTGTAGCCACTTCCTTTTCCAGCTCGTTATGGCTTTCTATTTTTTTGGCTAAGCTGTCGACCTTTTTGTCCATCTGTTCTACCTTGTAATCCAGCAATGCCGAATGTTTGGAGTTGCTGGTCCATGTTGCTAGGACTGAAGGTACTCCGACGCAAAGTCCGGATATGATCGCAACCAGAATTGTATCAGTCATTATTCATCCTCATTTACTTCTGGCAAACCTGCTAGGCTTGTTAGAATTGAGCATACGCCTGCCACGACCGTTGTGCTTGCTGCATACATCCAGTTAATGTCCGGAACGGCTGCGCCTACGGTGATAGATGCTAGTGCTGTTTGAGCCATTGTCTTGATTGCTCGAACTCCTGCTGCTTCCCACCATGCTTTGTTTGTAAGTCTACTCATCCTCGTTACCTCCTACTAAAAAGGGCACGCCATCTGGCATGCCTTCAATCACCTATACTATTCTAGAAACCGTTTCTGACGCATTGATCAGAGTTCCGGCAGCTGATGTAACCCACGTTAGAGCGACCTTGTTTCCTGGTGCTGCTGGTGCTGCCTGGATAACAGCAGATACTGGAAGAGTGATCACGTTGTCTACTGCGGTTGTTGTTACTTGTGCTATAGCTCCAGGGACTGCTGTTCCATTGGCATAAAGTTGCACTTGATTTGTTCCCGCTGCGGTTGCTGAAATCACGAAGCTTCCATCCACTTTATAAGTTCCAGGTTTTACGATCTCCAGAGCGTTTCCGTTTAGATTGACTCTGTTGTTTGTCCGAGTCCGTACGGTTCCCGGTGGGATCGTTGCGCCTGCTGCTAGTGTTGCGCTTGTCGTGTTGACGACTTGGATCATATTTCTACCTCTAAGCTACTGTAGCGCCTGCTGGGTAGTAAGTTCCATATTGTGGGTAGTAAGGCGGATTTGTGTAATATCGTCCTAATTGGCTCAAGATGTCATGAGTTTGTACGCTGTTTGAAATTGCCTGCAAGCTTTGATCATATTGAGTTTTCAAGGCATCATATTTGTCTTGCATCATTTGAGTCTTTAAGTTGCAGCAGCATTGTTCCATCTGGTGAGATAGGTTGTTAATGCTTTCCTGTACTCCTCCAAAACCTTGGCATAAAGAACTGTTTACACCGTTGAAGCCATTCATCATGGCCATCTGTGTTTGGTTTGCGTTTTGCATCTGGTTCACGTTCATCTGGTTGACAAGCTGCGCGTTTTCGTAGGAGCTTGAGCAGATTCCGTTTGTGATTCCGTCTAGCTTGCTAATAATAGCCTGTGTATCGAATCCACGCTGAACCTCAGCTTGTGTGCCTTGCTGGTTGTTTCCCCAGGCTCCGCCGCCACCAAATCCAAAAATCAAAAAGAATAAAATTAGAATGATAATTCCGTTTCCTTCTAGAAAGCCATCTTTGTTTCCAGTTACAGAAGCGATATCAGATAATGATAAGTTGTCCATGTGTGTTCTCCTTTCTTATCTATCTTGATTTTGCAAAATCCTATTTTAGAAAACCCTTGAACTGTTCCGCCATTTGTTTGGCTTGATCCAGTTGAGCCTGCGTAAATTTTCCGGAGGCCATCAGATTGTTTAGAAGTTGCTGCGGATCCTGCGTCCCTAGCATCTTTTTAAATTGCTGAAATTGTTGCAGCATGTTTCCTTTTCCTCCTGGTCTATTTTGAAGTAGCGGATTCATGACGGTTGCCTCCTCTCGCATTCTGTTCTACCTTTGAAAGCCATTCCTTGAATTCTGCCTTCGTGAGGTACTTGTCTTCCGGTTGATCTTCTTTCACTTCCTGGAAGCTATAAGCCTTGATCGTACAGAAACCACTTGCGTCTGCTTGTTTCTGATAAAAGACAGGCTTGTTACTGTCCATTAAAATCACGGACTGGTTCGGTCCTAGAGTGAAAGCTTTAGCACTTTCGATTCCGTTTACAAATTGAATCTGGTTCATTTGTTGAGTAGGTGCCTGCATCTGTGGCATTCCAAACTGCCCAGGCTGCGGCATGAAATTATTGAAATATGGTGTGTTCATTGTGTTCTACCTCTTTTCACCTATATTCTCTAATATTTACACGTCTGGAATTGTTCCTCTTTTGTCCTTCTTTAGCTTGTAAAATCCGAAGGCCATATCAACCAAAAGGGCCCAGTAGTAGTCGTTTAAATCTTTGACAGTTTCTTCGAATTCGTCTTTTGACATGCCTGCGTCCTGGTAGTGCCATTGCGAGTCTTGCGTTTTGCTTCTTAGCTGGTATACAACTTTTTTCTGCCTGTCGCTCAGTCCTTGCTCTTCAATCAAAAAATGCGCAAAGTCTGGGCGTAGAGGTGTCTGGTATCTTCTATTTATTCTCCTGTTCATTGTGTTCTATTGCTGATCCTTTCTATTTAAATGTTCCGTATGGACTTGTATTAAATCCGGCCGAGTTTAGCTCTCCACAGGCCATCCATCTACGTGTTCCGTCTGCGCCAATCCAAGAAATCCAAACGTACCCTTCTCGACGAACATACCCGTCATAATTGACGTGCTGTCCTTGAATATATGTTAGTCCTGTATCTTGTCCTTTTAGGCTTGGGGCTCGTCTGATCTTGATTGTACAAGCAGGATAGAATGTAGCTTTTTCACGTACAAAGTCTGAAGGAATGCCATTTAGCACGGATGCTGATCCAGTAGCGGCTCCGCCTCCTTGATTGAATGGTACGTGGCTAGCATCCGTCCAATTTGCGAATGTTCCCTTATTCAAAATGATTGTTCCATCTGTTAGAAATGCTAAATCTGCAGAAACGTTATTAGGCAAGTGATATACCCCTTGCGAGTTTCTATCGTACATATGAGAGAACTTTCCTTTTGCAACTTCAATATGCGCGTGATTTCCTGTTGCATATCCTGCAGTTCCTTCATCTCCGAACGTGTCGCCTTGCTTGAAATACTTCACTCTTTTAATGTCTTCGATATAGTTATCGTGAATAAACATAAATGTAGCAAAATCAATAGTTCCGTCTCTAAATAGCACTTTCTTATCTGATTCTAAGAAAACCGCATTTCCGTTTCGTGCTGAATCATAGGCTACTAGGTGGCAATCGCACGGTGCGATTGTTTCGTCGATTCCTGTGTCCTTTCCTGCGTTGTCTAAGGCATTAGTTCCTAAGTGTGTTCCTACGTTGTTTCCTTGAGTTACATTCATGTACTCCATCGGAAAGCCTAGAAGCTGATATCCGCCTTTTGTTAGTTTTTGTCCTTTTCTCATTTTTGGACCTCCTTCTTTTTATGAAAAAGGAGAAGCTTTTTGCTCCTCCTTGTTTCCAGTGTTAGTATGTTTCTCCGGTGATTTCTTTATACTGATCAGATGTAATGAATCCTTTTTCACAGAATTTTCTTACCTGCTTATCTGTATATAATTTTAGATCATAAAATCTTTTGATTTTTTTAAACATAGATTAGGCCTCGCTTTCTTCTAGAAGTGTGTCTGTCATTAAGGCTGTATACATGACCTGAGCCTCAATCTTATCCTGCGCTGTTGCTTGTTGTTCTGGTTGCACGATTTCCGACTTCTCATCTTCGGAAATTTCTACAATCTTTCCTTCTGTGAATTTATAGTTATATCTGCCATATTTATCAATTAATCCCTTTTCTAAATACTGTGATTGAGCGTGTACGTATTTATCTCCTTCCCCTTCATCAATATTTTTCATGGCTTGCATTTCTTCGTTTGATAGAAAGATTTCAGAATTAACTGATGTAATACATTTATCTTCATTTAATTTGGCATATACCTTATACATTCTTTTCATTCCTTTCTACGCGTAAACTTCTGCGTCTAATTCAATGTAGCTATCTTCATCAAAGACGACAGTCATATTTTGTTGAGATGCACCTAAAGGAGCCACGAGTAACGTGATTTCTGAATATTTGGTTAGCACGATAGATTGCAAATCACTGAATTTGTATTTTGTATTTCCTCCATAGTAATAAACCCAAATACTTCCTACACCCTTAACAGTCGGCTTTGTTCGCATGTTTAATAAGGCTTCACATCCGACATACATTTGTGTTGTAAAATAGCCATTTAGTGATGTATTTACAACATTGTAATACATCATACATCTTTGTAGTTCGTTTGCGTAATTTGGTGCTACGTAAGCAGTAGCTTTACTGCCTTTCTCCAATTTAATCCATTCAATCGTAATTGATGCACCTTGCTTTAATTCAATACTTGCTTCCTTTAAATAAGATAAAGTTACGGTATTTAAGCCTTTTACAATCTTCTTTCCATCTGAATGATTGTATAAATACGCACTACCTGTTACTGCCGTAATATTGCACGATAAAGTGCACGTATCATTGATTGCGTGTTCTAAGATTTGTTTAAACCACGCACTTGTATCGGTAGTAGCTAATGATGTGATAGTTGCCGTGCCATCAACATTGTATACGACCTCAGTATTAATACTCATCCATCTATCTAGTGTATACGTTGGTTTAGTAGTATTGTTCGTGTACGTTCCACGTCCTCTTTGGTCAACTTTAAAGTTAGAGTTAAGTAATAAATTCGGATTACTGAATCTTTCTGCAATGTAATCCGTTAGTTGCGACAATGTACCTTTTTTCAAGCCTGCTCCGTTATGAACAGGCAATAGACTAGTGTCGGTAAATGTAGGCAATGCGTCTAGTTCTGTTACTTGTTTTCCTGGCATGTTATTCCTCCTTGACTTTATATTTCCAATCCTTACCAACTTCTCCACTTGCTACTTCATAAGACCAATCGGCTAGGATTGTATTTCCTTTTTCATCCACTAAATCTTGAGTGCTTGTAGCATTCAAATTTGTGGTAAAGTGATTATTCATCACCATTTGATTCAATGCGTTATGTGATGTAGTTACAGACTTTATTTTCGAGACAAGCCACTGAATAGAAGCTTTGTCTTTAAAACCGAGCATAGGCTTTCACCTCCTATGCTGCGGACCACATTGCGTTCAGCTCGTCTGTCGTGATTGCTGTTAAGTCAGTCTTCTTTACGTATCCACTTAGATCAATGTCTGTAGTTCCGATTTTCTCGAACGTTTTTGAGTCTGCCATCCAGATATACTCATCATAGATGTCCTGCGTTCCATGTTTATGCGCTACTAAGTAAATAACACCGGTTGCTCCTGTAGCAGGTAATGAACTTACTTTGCTGTATGAAATCTGTGTGATATTACCAATCGCAGTACTGATTGCAGAACTTACTTGTGACGCAGTCTGATATCCGCTGTCGTTTGTAAGCTGCGAGGTTTTGGTTGGCGTGGTTACGTTCACAGCTTTGCTGGCGTCGGGTGTTAGTGCTGTTCCGTTAACCTTCACCGTTGTGATCGCGTTAACCTGAGCTCCTGGTGCGATACCAGCTAACTTGTTTTTCTCTGCTGTAGTGTAATCATTTGTTGATAGTTCTTTACCGCTTACTTTATCAACTTTCTTTGCTAATTCTGCTTTTGTCTTTTGGACCAGTAGGGTCGCCCCTGCCTTGTCCAGATATTCTGTAGTCATGTCTATACTCCTTCCCACAAGCTGTTAAGCTCGTCTAGTGAGATTGCCTTGATCTCGTCATTTTTTATTGCGCCTACTTCTTCCGCCGTGTAACTTGGCTTTGTTGGTTCTTTTGCCCATCCAGAAACTGTCGGGTCCTCTTCTTCCATAGCTCCTACGATCTCTTTACCGTTTAGAGTTGGCTTGTTTTTCAGTTTGTTGTAGTCACTTGTTCCTGCGACGTATTGCTCTTCGAAACCAAACCCCAGGCTTTCATTTTCCTTGGCTAGATTGATACTAAATTCATCTTTCATCCTTCTATGATTTCCTTATATAAAACCGGAAAAACAGGACGAGTTAGAATTGGGGAAGCTATAGCCGTTCCTTCTTCGGTGATAGCTCGAATTTGTACCTGATATCGTCCAGGTATAAATTGAAGTGTCTCTTCCTGGGTTAGCGTTACAGCCACAGTGTTTTCCTCAATCACTAGGTCTTCCATTCTTTTTGTTAGAATAGTCCCATTCTGTTCAATCGTTAAATATAGACTTGTTAGTTTCTCTAGCTCGAGTCCTGACGTGTGAATGACCAGAGTTGGTGTTGTCCCTTGTCTCATGATCTTACCTACTGAACCAAATATCGCCAGTCCGCAAATATATTTGTGCCCTCTTCATCGGTTAGAGTGTTGTCCACGTCAACTTGAAGTTCTGTATAAATGTGATTATCTAGAAGCATATTCTCAAGGCTTAGAATGCGGCCAGCTAGTGCCGTTGCGACTTCCCCCTGAAGCGTTTTTTCTAAAGAATCGAACCATTTTCTGAATTTCTCATTATTAGAATTCTGAAATTCTTCATTCTCCTTCTGAATTCTTTCATAGAAGCTTTGGAATTGATCATATAGTTCTTGTGTTGGTACTCGCGTTAAGGTATCAACCGTTAGTCCGCAATAGTTTTCGTCAAGTCTTACGTCTTTAATCATTTCTTGCGTGATTTCTCCAACTGAGGCCTTTAAAACTACAATCGCAATGATCAACTCGTATTTCTCTAGATTTCGAATAGGCGTAGGCATTGACTGCGTTCCTTCCTGATATACAAGAACGCATGAATTGCTGATCTTATCATATCGAATGGCCACGTAGTCGTATCTAGTGTAGTTTGTAGCGACGGTAGCTGTCAGGGTGGTTTCGTCTTTAGGCGAGTAAACGATACCGCCTATTCCGTCGCTGGATGTCTTTAAAAAGGCGAGCCCATTACCGACTGATATATTCATACCGCCGGCAATTTTTACTTTGAAGTCTTCACCGGTGATATTAAAAAGGCCAGGTGTTCTCCCGGCATGGAACATCCGCAGATCTTCTGCCAGATACTCCGTATCGTTTAAAGGGTATGCTGTCATGAGCCCCCTCCTTTCATTTTTATCGCACTTTCTTGAACCTCTATGAGTTCTAGTTCAAGAGTGACCTGCGTCTGTAAATTGCTTTCTTCTACAAACTTAAGGCCTGTTATTCTTGCAAACGTAAATAGATTGAATTTAAAGCTTAGACATGGTATCACGTCTCCTAGGTTAAAATCCTTTTGAAGGACAGCCTTCTTGTCGTCCGCATCAATTTCAAATTCAAATTTAGAAGAGCCTTTTCTAGTCTCTGCTAGCTTACTAAGACCCCTCTCTTTTAGCAAATTGCTATATTCTTCTTCCGTATAGGTTTGCTTGTTGCCTGAGGCATCAGTATATGTGGACTGCAAATCTCTGGCATCCACATACAGTTCCATTCTTGGCTCGTCTTTTATTCGAAGATCTACAATCACGTTTTTTCGTTCTGATCCAGATTCTTCCCCAAACACATAAGCATAGTTTTTATATCCTGATATATCCTCGATAAAAGTCTGCGATATTAAGTTTCCAAGTTTATCTGAAAACCTCAACTTGTTCTTTGTTGACCCTGTATAGATTTCGAAGTAATTCAGTGTAGTCCCTTTTAGAACTTCTCTGTATCCATAGCCTACTAGCCTGCAGTATTTCTGTGCCATAGTCCTGAGCGTGTCGTATGTTGTGTCGGATGCGTTATCAAGCTTTCCAGGAAGGCCTGTATTCTTCCCGATTACTATATCCAATCCACGTTTGTTCTTTTCAAAATTACCGAGCAGTGATTGTTCCACATTTCGAACGGTCAAAGTATAGAGGTTTATACGGTCCTCCAAATTGTCCATATGTCCGAGTACTACTATTTCTTTCGCAAGTCTTTCTACGGATTCTATAAAGAGAATCTCATTTCTTTCCTTGCAAACAATTCTGTTCCATTTCTGTAAATATTTCGTATTGAATTCTGTATATTCCACATGGATTTCTACTTTTCCTGTTTCGTAATATTTTGGATTCCATTGCACGCTCGTGATATTCTGAAGAGGTCCTTGTCTCTTTCCTTCTCTGTCATAAACGTAGTAGTGCATATCTATACCCCCGCCAGCACTTCATCAAATCGTAGAAGCGCATCCAGGTTTCCTGGGTTTTCTTCTGCAGTATAATTCAGCACATTTTCTCCTGGTTGAATTTGGAAAAACTCGGAGTCATAATCTGTCATCCAGAAAATGTTTTCTACTTCTCCGTTTCGTATCAAGTGGCAGTATTGCTCGTTTTCAAAAGTACTTATTTCTAGCACGTCCCCTATATTCATTTCTAGGTCTGCCACTTGTCCGAAGGATATATGCTCCTGAGTAAACACGTTTAGAATTTTCGGATTCTTCACTTTTGCCTCTGCTTTCATAGTCAAAAGAAAACCTGTGTTTATGCTTCCCTTGTAGTCGACTGTCACTAGTGGGTTTAGAATCTTTTCTGATATTTTCCAGGGCTCTGCATTTGAAAAGGAGCGAGGAAATTTAAAAAGCGACCTCAATCTCTGGAAGGTCACCTTTGTTTCCTTTGCACGTCTTGCATATGGAAATGGAGCCCTCAATACAATCTGGAATTTCTGCCAAGTTTCATTGAGTGTGATGATAGGTGTTGTTTTAGGTTCAACTTTCCAATATACGTCGACCCCAGCTCTTGTGTTGATATAACGTAGTGTTGCTGATACTCCAGGAAGGATTACAGCTAGAAGTTTTTTTCTAGTGTCTGCGTTGTATTTAAAGCGTCCCTCTAAGGTGATGTCCTTAGGCTCAATAGAAACTCCGGACACCGTTGTCCCGATTTGATTCGAAACGCTTGATTCTGATAAAGTGATCTCGTTTTTAGAGATTCCGTCTAGCGTTGTTAGTCGGATACCTGAGGCCTCGGAAAACTCAACTGATTTCCCCAGGCTGTTTGTGTATATTACTGTTACGCCCATGCTAACCTCCTAACCATTCTTTCTGTTTCTTGCGCGATTTCGCTAGGTCTTAGTTCCTTCGCTGAATTTATAGTCTGATCTACCTGATAGACGACTGTATTGCCTAAGCCGCTTCCTAGGGCTCCAGGATTTCTTTCTAGGGCCAATCTCGAAGTTAGGCTGTCCATGTTAGCGGCGTCTATTAGTTCTGTCGACATGTTACTCATAAAGGCCTTAGCCTTTGGCATAGCTCTTTCTACACCTAGAGTGATTCCGGCGGGGATCCATTTACCGATACGATCTGCGAATAGTCTTGAAGGCGACCCGATTCCTAGGGCCCCTTTTACGCCGTCAATAAGGCCTTTGGCCATATTTCCAAGCCATCCAGTCAATCCACTCCATGCGTTGTTGATTCCTCGTTTAATACCGCCTACGATATCCGAGCCAATAGATAGCATCTGACCGGGTATTTCTCTTACCTTGTTTACAATTCCATTGAAGAAATTCTGTCCTGCTTGAATCGCTTGCTGTACAAACTGACTTGCAAAACTTGCAGCATTGCTGATTGTACTTGATAGCCAAGTCCATATTTTACCAGGTAATTGTGAGATAAAGTTGATCGCATTTGATACAAAGTCACGCCCTGCCTGAACGGCTTTCTGGATCATTTGACTCACCCACTCAGCTGTCTTGTTGATTGTCTCAAGAAGCCATGTCCAAACCATGCCAGGTAGCTGGGTGAACCACTCGACGATTCCAGATATAAACTGCGGGATGTCCTGCGTTACGAATTGCACTAGGCTTGCACCCCATTCGATTAATTTTCCTAAAATAAATCCTACAGCGTATCCGATCCAGTAAGGTATTGTTGTCCCGAAGAACGTTTGAATGTTTGTCACTAGTGTGTTTATGCCTTCAGGAATCGTTACCGTAAAAAACTGAACTACTTGTGTAGCCAGGTTCTGTGCTGCGTCTACAAAGCTTTGAAAAGCTTCTGGAATTGTTACTGTGAAGAAATTAACGATCCCATCTATAACCTGGCCAGTAGTTTCCTTTATGCCATCCCATAGATTGATCCAGAATTCTCTGAAGCTGTCGCTTGTGTTCCATAGATAAACGAATGCAGCTACTAGTGCTCCGATAGCTACGATCACTAATGTGATAGGCCCACCGATTACTCCTAGAGCTGCGCTTAATCCTGAAAGGCCTCCGCCAGCTAGTGTGAAGGATTCGGCCATACTCGCAAATACGCCCGTTCCTGATGATGCAGCGTAGGCTAGGCCATCAATCAATCCGGAGCCCTTCGATACTAGACTACTGAATGTCTTGATCTTCTTTCCGGCATCCCCGATTGTATTTGCAATGTCGCTAACAGCCTTGATTCCTTTCCAAGCTGCAAAAGCTCCGGCTGCAGCGGCAATTAAAGGCATAAGTCCTTGAATCGTATCTGCTACAGTTTGTACTTTGTCTATAATGTTTGGAAGATTTTCGATAAAGGCTGCGACGAACTCTCCTACTTTTTCTACAAGAATTGGCAGAATATCTCTGATTCTTTCCAAGGCACTTTTTACGAAGTCTAAGGAATCGTTGGAGTCTAGCTTCTGTGCGATTGTATCTCGTACATTGTTCCAGGCTTCCTGAATTTTTTCTGTTGCTGCTTTTATAGCTTCCGCGGTTGGTGCAAAAAATTCTTTTAGTGCATTCAGCACTTTCGGAACTTCTTCAGCAATCCAGTTTAATCCGTCTCTGATTACTGACCCGAGGTTTGCAATCATTTCTTGAATTGTGGGTAAGCTGTTATCTGCTAAAAAGTCGTTGAAAGCCGTGATGATGTTAGCAATACCGATCGCAATACGTGCTGACATATTCGTGAAGCTTGTTGCGAAGCTTCCGGCCATCTCTTTGGCTTTTCCTGCTACTGCTGGAAAGGATTCTGTCCCGTTCTCTAAGGCATCCATCAGTACGTCATTAAATTCCTGCGCGCTAATCTGACCCTTAGAAAAGGCGTCTGATACTTCGGCCATACTTTTTCCCGTTTTTTCTGCGAAAATTTTTAAAACCGGAATTCCTGCGTCAGTTAAACGCTGCCACTGATCGGCTGAAATCTTACCAGAGGCATTCATCTTTGCAATTGCATCTACTGTATTGGCCAAGGTTTCGTTTGTTCCGTCTCCATAAAAGGAAACGGCGTCCATCATGTCCTTTACCATTCGAGTAGATTTATCTAAGCCTAGTCCTGATGTGGCTAGCTTTTGAGTCGAAGTGGCTGCTGTATCTAGTCCATATGCGGTATCCGTTACAGCATCACTTAAGTTATTTACAACCTTTGCAGCTTTTTCGCTGCTTCCTGCTAAAACTCCTATAACTTGTTTAGCTTTTGACATGGCATCTAATCGGGCGGTTGCTTTTCCGATTGATCCAGATATTAAGTCCCAACCTTTGCTGGCAGCTTTGAATACTGTTGCGCCCACGAAGGTTGACTTCACTTTGTCTGCGAAGCTTTCCGCACTTTTATGCGCTCCGCTAAGACCGCTTTTGTATTCGCTGTCGTCAAGTCCTAATTTGACTTTAATTGTTCCATCAGCTCCTGATGCCATTTTCTCAACCTCCTAGGTTTCTAATCTGGCCAGAAGTTCTGCTTCTATTTCTTGCGGTGTTCTTTCTTCCTTTTCTTGTCCTTTGTCCTCAGGCAGACGGTAATACCTTTCTAGGCGCTGCGCGTGACTCTTCTCTTCCCCTTTTAGGTTTGAAGTGTCTCTGGTTCTGTATCCAATAATGCGCACGATCATAGCATCGTCGTTTAGTGCATTAAAAAGTGCTTTAAATTCGAACCAGTGAAGTTTAGCATCTAAAAGATTTATATTGTATTGCTGTCTAAATGCTGCATATATAAGGTCCATATCGTACTCGAACCGATAGCCTTGTCGTCCGTTTGTCTTGGCATAAGATTCCTTAGGCTTTTTGTCGCAAAAATAAAAGCCCATTATTGCTTCCCATAGGTCTTTCTGATCGCCTTGAAAAGCGAACGGATTGATTCCTATTCGATCGCAAATAATGGGCAGCTTCAGTTCTTCTGGTATTGCGTTATCTTGTATAACGCTGTCAACTCGGACCCAGGTTCTAAAGTCTGCAAAGATAGGGAGAGTCGTTCCGTTAACGTCTATGCTTTCCGGAAGGTCTTCTCTCTCTAGCCACAGCATTTCTTCCTCCATATCGTTTGTCTGCGTATTCTAATGTCCTGTTAAATTTGTCCATAGATTCGCAAAGCTTGTCGATTTTGTTCAGGTTCTTCTTTTCTTCTTCCGCGGCTTTTGCCTGCTGATCTTTTAAAAATTCATCTTGAAAGATGCTGTGTAATGTGAAGCAAAGTTCAAACTGTGCCGAGCTTCCTTCGTATCCTTTGAATAAAGCCTCAAAGGCTCCATCTCCTAGAATCTTATCAATTAAAGCATGGCATTCCTCTAGCGATTCTTTTCCGAATTTGCTTAGAGAATTCTGTTCTGTTGCCCAATTTTCTAGAGCTTCAATTTTAGAAGTGTCCTTTACATCGACTAAGAATCTGTGTCCGTCAATGTCGATTTCTTTTAATAGCTGCTTTTTTAACTTTAGTTCCATGATGTCCTCCTTATGTTGTTAAGTGCTTTACTCTGTGGCGCTGTCTGCGGTAAATGTTTTCGTCTTAATGTTAAACGTTCCTTTTACCTGATCGCCTTGTTGTGCGAATGTTCCAGAGCATGTTAGCTTAGCTCCGGCCTCTCCACTTCCTGGGTTGTCTGGTTGCACTTCATAGATTCTTTGATATGCTACAAAGTCACCAGACTTAGCTGTTTTCTCGTTCCATGTTTCTACTTCGATTTCTTCAAAAGTAGAACCAACTTTCTGTTCTTTACCTTGCAAGTATAGCCAGTAGTTAAAGGCGTCCCCAGGATATGCTCGGCCCTCGTAAGATACTGTAGGCGCATAGCCTGTAACCTGGCTTTGGCTTCCTGCTTCTCCGATATATTGCACGCCATCATCTGTTGTAGCATTCATGGCTTGCTCCCAGTTAGTCAGTCCTTTGTTGGCTAGAACGTAGCTTTCTGAGCCTGTGAATTTCACGTAATGTAGATTCTCTTCGACTTTGATCTCTCTTTTAGGTAGTTCTGCTGCTGCCATTATTCAAACCTTCCTTTCTTTTCGTAGGTTAATGTCATAGAGCAGTAGAAAGTTGAAAGCGTGGCCTCTTCTCCCGTGTAGTCTGAAGGTAGCGTTGTGAGCGTGACCTCTTGTGGTATCGCTTCATCCAGTGCTAGATTTGGAAACCCTTGCGCCTCTTCTTCCGCGAGTGCCTGTACTAGTGCATACAGGATTCTGGATAAGTCCAGACGTGCTTTCGTGTCCTTTCTACTTGCTTGAATATAAATTTCAAATGGGTAAGTAGCCCTGTAGCCACCACCCAGATAGTGTTCTATTTCTTCCGTGTAGCCACTACTTTTGAAAAGTAAAGCGGTGTGCTTGGAGTCGTTGAAGTACTCCAGGCACCACGGTATGTTGTTGATATTGATTGAAGAAAAAAAGCTATACAGCCCGTCTTCAATCTGTTTTACGTCTTCCAGCTTTATGATCTTCTTTTCACTCATCTGAATTCCTCCTTGAAAAACTTTTTCGCGCCTTCCATCCAGGCAGTTTTTCTTGCTTTCAAAGTTTTAGGCCACCACTCCGAACCTCCTTGTCTATAGCTCAAACTTCGAGTTGTATAGACTTTTGTTTCTCCGTGTTTAGCCCATGGACTATGGCTATGGGTTCCAATCATCACTCTTCCTGTATGTTGAAAGTGTGCATATGGTGTATCCCATATGATCCAATCGTTATCCTGTGCCGCCCATCTTAAAGCTGATGTTCTCAGCGTTCCTTTTCCGATAGGCACATTCTTATTTGTGTCTTGAACGATAAGCTGCTTTAGTTTCAATCTAGATCGGCGGAGCGCTTTCGTTCCTCTGGCCTGTAGCTGTGCCACCGGGATATCGACTATAACTTTTAGATGATACTCACCCACATGTTACCTCTATGAATTCTGGTGTGTTTCTCAAGGGGTTTAGAATATTCACATTTGTGATCTCGTAAATGTCGCCGTGTACTTCGATACGGTCCCCGGTTCTGAACGTGAACTGCTTGTCTGGCGTCTTAAATTCTGAAGGGGAAACTAGAACCTTGTCTGCCTTATAATCGTTCACGTCTATCGTTATGAGGATCGTATCGGAATTACTGGCACCCGTCTGTCCATAAGTCCGGGCTTTTGTTTTGGAAACCTTTACGTGTTGGACCGTTACTGTTGACGTAATTTCTTCCAGGTTTTCTTCTCCTAGAACGTTCATGACTTTTATTGTGTGCGGCCTAAGCCATCTCGGGCTTTTTACCATACCGCCTGGCAGGCTAGTCCTGCTTTGAGTAATTGGTAGTCGAGCTCTGATATTGCTAGGCTTGATAAGGGTATGTCATGGAACCTTATCGTTTTCGCATTATCTACGGAATACGAGAAGCCGCTAGTGGTTGCGCCTGTGAAGTTCATATCACTAGAACCCACAAAGCAATCCATGCCGCCATGTGCTTCTATGAAGTCAATCTGGTATAGGACTGCTTTTTTTAGATCCATGTCGTAGTCTTTCAAAGCCTGAACTTTCCAGTATGGAATCCTCTCTCGAATGTAGGATTCTAGAAGGCTTTCGGTTCTTGGTTCTATTTGTGAGTACTCTACTTCATCCAATAGCGTTCCACCTAAGGCTGTGTATTCCTCAAAGCTTAGGATCATGGGTTATCTCCTTACATTGCGACAGGGGCTACTTGTACATTACGGAATACACCGGCTTTTGTAGTGTCCTTAGAAACGATTGAAGCAATCATTTCTACTTCACCTTTTTTAACGGCTCCTGGTTCACTTAAGTTTGGCATGTATTGGTGAATGATTTTTTGTCCTTGTGGACTTACTGCGTGCACGGCATCCAATCCGAATTTTACAGCGTAAATGCTTGTTGTTCCTGTTGAGTCGTCGATAGGTACGCACATCAAGGATTTGGTTCCATTGTAGTATTCTCCCATGTCAACAATTGCGATTCCGTCGTAGTTGTCTACACCTTGGCCGAAGCTGTTCTCTGATCTTGTGTAGTATCCTTGCATTTTAGCGATAGTTTTTAAAACTGTAGCTGTCTTGCGGTTCACTAATAAAGCGTCTGGTTTTACAGAGAAAGTTGATAACCAAGAATCCAATGCAAAAGTGAAGGCATCTGCGTTTTCTTTGATCTTTGCTGCTGTCGATAAATCAAAGGCTGCATCTGCGTTTTTCTCTTCCGTATTTGTCCCCTTTACTAATACATCCAAACCATCAAAGCTTGTGTTATCTGTTGCAGCAGTTCCTTTGGCTGTTGACTTTCCGTTAATGAAGTCATAGTGGAATTTGTTCTTTACTGCAATGATTTTCTGAGCTAATTGGAATGCAATTTCTGAGCTTGCTGCTGTGTCTTCTAATACACGGTCTACTTCGTAAGCTCCACCGAAGATTTTTAAGTTTGTAGTTTTCTGAGTCTTTACAGCTTCTCCTGCTGTGTATTCGCTATTCAATTTACGACCCTCAGCCACTGATGGTGTTTTTAATTGTAAATAGCCATAAGTTAATGTCGAGCCACCTGTTCCTGGTGATACTGCGTTATCGAAAGTTAAACGATCCAAAATAAAAGAGTCCCTGCGGAACTCGTCAATGACCTGCTGGTCTACGTGATCGGCTAAGCCGACTCTTGATTGCTCTAATGTAAGTGGCATTTTTTAATTCCTCCTATTTTTTGTAGTGTTCTGAAATTGCGCCGGCTAGAGTTGTTGGTGCCTCTGGTTTCGAACTTCCTCCGTGATCTCCATCAAGTTTTACATCGTCACCTTTTGGCTCGTTTGGCTCTGCCGCCTTAAATAAGAAGCTGTCCTCTTTTTTGATAGCTTCTAATTGTTCGTCAAGTCCTGTCAATTTTCCATCTTTATCAAACTTGATTTTGTCTTTATCTAGTAGCCCCATTAAGGCCTTTTCAGATAAGGTTCCAGATTTCGCAATTGCTAGTTGAATCGCGCTGTCAAGTCTTGCGCTTTCTAAGTCCTGGTTGTATTTAGTTTCCCAGTTCTTGACGTCTGTTTGTAATTGTTTTACGTCTACTCCGTCAAAATCCTTGACGCCTTGTGTAAGCTCCTGAATACGCGTTTCTTTGGCTTGCATGTCGCTGTCGTATTTTGCTCTAGAGACGTATTCTCCTGAGGCTAGGTTCGCTAATTTTACGGTTTTATTTCCTTCTAGCTTAGCTGCCACCTGTGCATACAACTCTTCCCCTAAGATTTCTTTTAAAAACTCCATTTTTGTCCTCCTGCGTTTTTTATATCTGGTTCACTCCAGTATCGAGTCCGGCCTTTTATATCCCGTGCCGAGGGGTAACCAAGCCTTTTATATGCCGTGCTTAGGGCATAATAAAAACCGCGCCATTCCTAGCACGGTTCTTGTCCTTATTTAGTTGTGTTCTAGTCTTTCAAATTTTTTAATTTCTGTTCTTCTAGCTTAATTAGTTCATCCAATTCCTCTTTTGACAAATCAAGAAGTACTGGGGGCACTCCGTCAAAGTCTTTCCATGGTTCTAAGCTTTTATAAATTTCTTGTATTCTATCTTGTGTCATAGCTTTCTCCATTCCTAGCCATAATCTTTTCCTATTTTTCTCATAGCTTTTTCGTACGCCTCAAGGTCAGTATACCCTTCATTTTTATAATTCGCAACCTTCATATCAAAGATGTATGAAGTTACAGGCTTTCGAGCTTTATATACCCATACATCGCCATTATGGCATGCTACCACACCGACGTAGTATTCTCGATTTTTTGCTGTTGAAAAGTCTGAACCGCTAGGTGGTAACGAATTAGGGTGGTTATGTATGCCAACCAAAGTCCTAGGCTTAGCTTTTCGAACGGCTTTCAGTACTTCTTTATTAGCTCTCACTGTCTGTGGTTCTTTGGTATGTGCTGATGTAGCTACCACTTTTCCGGTATCTAAATCTATTAAGTGAAGCGTTTCGTATTCTGTTCCGGACTTATCTTTTAGAATGTCTATAGCCTTTTTGTATAGAGTGCTATTGGTTTGTTCATTATTTGTTATCGAACTGAATTTCTTTTTATATTCTGGTGAATTTACAATCTCCCAGTTAACGCGGTCCTTGTTCCTTTTCGACTTTCCTTTTTCTGCTTCTTGTGGGGCCTTATAATCCAATTGTTTCTTCGGTATTCTCACGGGCTTGTAAGGTTTGCCTTTTGTTCCACCTATCTTCTCGGCTGAGTAATCTCGCTTCAGATACCCTTTAGATGCGTCCACAAGCTCCTTTAGTCTCATCTTGTTGTATTTATACCAGTAATCCTCTTTCGTCGTGTCTAGCCCTGCTGCGGCTTTCACACGGCGCTCTCTGTCCCACTTTCTCATGTTTCTTTCGTAGGACCTTTGCCTTTGTTCCATCTGGTATATTCTGTCATTTTCTCTAGGGTTTACAGGCTTGTTGTAATCCTCGCTTATTCCTGGAAAGTATGCGGTAAATGAATGCCTACAGTTCCACCCGCCAAGTCCTGCGCCTGTTCCGTATCCTGTGGCCTCATAAAAGTTCTCGTAATTTCCTTCCGGATAGTTTACCCAGAACACTTTCCCTTGCCAGGCTGCGTGGCTTGGTCTGGCTCCCATGTGGGCACTTGTCTGTACTAGATTTATATCTAGCTCATCAATGACCGATTTCTCGCAAGCCAGGGCGTTCTGGTTAACTGCGGTTCGTACTGCCAATCGAACGGCCGCCTCGATTGATCGTTGAGCACCGCTTGGGTAGGATACTTTTGTTAGGCCTTCTCTGCATAGCTTGTCTATTGTGTTTGCAGTTGCTTGATCTAGTGAGTAAGCTCCACTTGATACCTGAAGGTAAGCCATGTCGTAGTATCTCATAAAAGTGTCGCTAGCCAGTTGAGCTGTGGTCCTTGTAAGGTTCTGGATGTCTCCCCACAGCGCTGATGTTCCTTTTTTGATCTGATCCGAAAATTCTAAGCCGCTTGTGTCGTATCCTCCGGCCTCTAGTCTGTCGAAGGTATCACGGATACTTTTATAAGCGCTCTGTTGCATGATCCGGTCGACTTCTTCTTCGGAAGTGTGAAGTATTTCAGCCAGTCTTTTGTTAATCCAGTCTTGCTGGAGTCCTAGCTGCTTTAGTTTGTTGTTTAAATACTCCGTTGTGCTTGTCATAGCGTCCTGATTCATCTTGATCCGTTCCGCTATGTCCACCAGTATTTCTGTGGCCAGTTCCTGATATAGCTTTTCTAGGTCGTCACCTACGTTCTGCAGGTAGTTCGGTTCTAGCATTAGGCTTCACCCTCTGGCTCCTCGTCATCTTGTTTTTCATCTTGCTGGAAGAACGTACTTTGAATTCGGTCTGCTGGGTTTTCTGTTTCTCCGGTCATCTCGCGTGCGGTCTGTTCGTCTTCTCCGTAGTATCGGACGCGATACTCCCATTTCTGTAGAATGCCGGCCGAGATTTCCTGAAGCATTCTTAGGCGTTCCGCTTCCTCGTCTGAAAACATAGTGTCGTCAAATTGAATTGTGATGCGAACGTCTGGATCAAGTCCGGATATGTGGCACTTCTCTTTGCCTAGGATGATAATCGATCTCGTTAGCTCTGTAAGGGCGTCTTGGATTGCGATACGTTGCTTCCAGACGCTTTCTGTTAGCTCTTTATTGCTTGCACGAACCTGAGTTGCTGTAGTCATGTTCTGGATACTGAACTGATATCTGTTTTGACCAAGTCCGCATTTACTTGATAAAAGATTTAGATTGAATTGAACGTTTTCCTTATTCTCGTCAACTCGAAGGCTAGGGTTATATTCCTCAAAAAGTCGAGGCTTGTCTGGGCTTACTTGTGTTCCCGTACTTACGTATAGAGATTTCTCCAAAGTTGCACCGACATCTGGCTCTTGCCTTACTGGTACTCGTTCGCCTTTATCGTTTAGCGCATAGGCTGTTGGCTTCATGCTAAATAATGCCTGGTCCATGAAAACCTTTTTCTTTCCTAGCAAAGTATCCATGAATAAGTTGTCGTATGCCAAGTCGCAGCTTTCTAGCATGTCAATTGCGTTTGCGTAGATCGACATCCCTAGAGGCACGTCTGCTATGTTGTTTTCTATATTGGGCTTTAGGATCACAAAAGGTTTACAAGGCAATTTATAGCTGATTGCTTCGCCGTGTGGTGCTGATACTCTTTCATAGCCTACAGCGTCTCCTGACACGCTGTTGATCTTGAAGTAGTGGTTGTAGATTTGGTAGCCTTCTTGCTCCTCTTGCTTGAAGACCTGGATGTACATGAAACGTTCCCCGTTTTGTGTGTACTCGCTAGCTAATGCAATTTCTGAGATGTCTTCCTCGTCATAAGTCAATGGCACTATTTTCTGCGCGTCCTTGATAGCTTTGATATGTACGCTTTGGGCACTTAACTGTCCTTTGTTTACCGTTGGGTTCACAAGTTGCAGATAGAAGCACACGGTCCCTTGTGCGAATTCTCTCTCGACCGCTTTGTTTCCTAGTTTCCAGAACTTGCTGTTTCCTAAAACTCCGCCATTCTGGTCTTCTTTGTCTCCGGTCAAGAATTCTTGTGTGATATCCGTTCCATGTTCGTTGCATTCTACCAGGATTCTGGTTTTATCGTTTAGAAGTAAATCAGCCCAGTCTTCGCAGACCTTCTTGGCCATGCGCATTTGCTTGCGCTTTACTTCTCTGCTGTTTCCACTTTCGTTCTTGATCTGGTATTTATGAAATTCTTGAACGTAGCCTTTCCACCAATCGTTCCAGAATTGAATCTTGTTGTAGTAGTCCTGGACTTCCTGGCTCACAGGATATCCTAAGTCCTTTAGTATTGTGAATAAAATTCTCATTTAAGTTCTCCTTCCTGTGATCAGGTCCATATATGTCGACCAACTGTAAAAATGGGCGTCGAATGTATCGACGTCGGTTGTAAAGTCATCCAGAATCTTGTCTTCCTTCGATTTTGTATCGTATAGGGCTGTGCTTAAACTTTCCACCACCATAGGTACTGCCTGGAACTTCATCTTGTGTCGGTTCAGCATCATGTTGTAGGTCAGAATCCTTGTCTTTCCGTCTATCTTGCGGCAATCCATCACATTGGTTGGAAAGCCTGCCCTTTGTACGGCTACTCGTATACTGTTCAAAATGACTTGTTCTGCGTTATCTACAAAAACGCTTGATACCACGAAGCCTTGAATCCATAAAGCTCTGATCAGGTCGACTGTCTCTGTGCAAAGTCTTTCGGCATCTATAGTTCCTTTAGCGTGTACGACTTTACGTTCTGCAAAGGTTACAATCTCAGAAAGGTCTGCCGTGATTCCCGTTACGATCAGGCTACTGTGTGAACGTGTTCCACCTATGTCCAGGCCTATGTTGATCATGTTAAAAAGTGGGAGTTCTCCTTTGACTTCCCACTCGTCTGGATTGTCTGCAAACTGTGGAAAGAGTAGCCCTTCCGCGTTGCACCATTCTCCTAGTATGTATCTGTTGTATAGGACCGTCCCTCGATATTCGAGTTTCAAGTTTTCCACGAATTCCTGCGGCAGAAATGGGTTGTCTTCAATCGTGTATTTCTGTCGGAAGATGTCAGCTCCGCTCTCCAGGAATTTCAAAAACCAATGGTTCTTGTTGTCTGGGTTGCAGGTTCCGTCAAAGCAGCTATACGGTTTATCTAGACGCGACTTTAGCATGTCAAATACTTTTTTATTCCAGGTTACGACTTCATCCCCGTAGCAATACGCTACTGAGGCCCCTTGTATCTTTGTAACCTGGCTTTCTTTGTCTGCGCCTATCGCGTAGCACATGCGACCGAAAAGCTTTACCGTGTTGTCTGGTCTTACTCGTCCAACTAGTTCTGGGCCATATAATTCTCGCATGGGTTCTAGAACGTTTCTTTCCAGTGTCGACTTTGTGTTTCCTATGAGGAACACGTGGCCTGGAAGGCCCTCTATAGCTCGAATCCGTTTCGGGATGATGTAATAGTCCAGCCATGTCTTTCCGCTACGTGTGGCCTTATTGAACATGGTTGCAGCTAAAAGCATTTGATTGCTGAGCTCCTCATCTTCTAATCCCATGTCGAT